TTATGTAAATTATTCCTAAAGTATTGCATATCTCTAATTTCATTTCTTTCCTCATCACTCAACTCTCTTGTATAAACTTGAAATCCATAATGACAAGGTGGAAGTACCATTTGGTCTAATTCACCTACATTCCAAGCATTAACCATTAATCGTCTTGAGTCTGGGTTTGTTTTGAGTTCAGAGATTAGGTTTGCGATTTGGTCAAAATTACCCCAACCCAATTCATAGCTTGTAGATGTTAATTGTGTTTTTGTTACACCTTCCCAATTTCTCCATTGTTTACCATAGATTGGACCTAATTCACCCCACGTATTAGCAAACTCATCATCGGTTTTGATTTTGTCAATGAATTCTTCTATTGTAAATGGTTCAGTTAATGTTCTGTTTTTCTTAGAATTCTCTAATAATTTGGTTTTACCAACATATTCACCTTTATTATATCTTTTAATATAGGCTTGGTAAGCATCACCATTCCAAATATTACATCCGTTATCAACTAAATATTTAATATTTGTATCTCCTTTTAAGAACCACATCAATTCAGTAGCCATTGTTTTAAATGCAACCTTTTTAGTAGTTAGTAGTGGAAAACCATTCCTCATGTTATGATGAATCATGTAACCAAAAATACTTTTAGTTCCAGTTCCTGTTCTGTCTTGCTTGTCGGCTCCAAAGTCAATAATGTCCTGAAGGAGGGATTGGTATTGTTCGTCTAATCGATTCATAACTTAATCTTGTTTTGTTCCTAATGCCCAAATCGAGTCTGGAAATAATTCAATTCGTAATTTTAAAATAGTGTCTCTGTGTTCCTGGAATTTATCTCCCTCAACAGATTTGTGTCCATTTAATATGGCTTTAGTCATCTCATAATCCAACTTAGATATTAAAGCTAACTTTTCAGGCTCGGTCATAATTTAGATTCGGGTATTTTAAATGCTCTCTTAACTTGTTCTGAAATTGGGATAGGAATTCCTTCATCGTCTACTCTAACGAAGGTCATGTTGGTTGCAAGTAGAATAGCTTCATCGCCTCTAAAAACATTGTAGGCTCTTGCTTGAATCCGGAACGTTGCTGAGGTATTTCCAACCTTAAACATTTCTGCATAGATTTTTATCAGCTGTTTTTCCTTGGCAGGTTTTCTAAAAACACACTCGTCAAGAGCAATAGTAATCATATTCTGTGACCGGCATTTCTCCATTGCATAAGCTGCCACGGCAGCATCTACCCATGAAAGCAATTTGCCTCCGAATAGATTGCCGTGAAAGCCTAAATCAGATTTCTTAACGGGGTGTGTTGATAGTAAGTCCATTATCGATCTACTTCAATTTTATGACCTATTTGATAAGGCATTACTGAAATCACTGTGAATGTATCACATATGCGATCTATCTTTTTCATAGCAGTACTATCCTGCCTAGGTCGAACTTTAACTGCTTTGTAGCTATACATGTCCTGTGAAAGGTCTGCATGAATTAATGCTACTATAATTAAAACTGTTTTCATTATACTGCTCGCTTAGTGTCCCAGCTTATTATGTGATCCCTTCCTGTCCAATTGTAGCCCATGTCGAATGCTTTTTCTAATGAGATTGGATACTGCTTGATCAATTCCTCTCTGTTATCACCAGCAGGCATCAACCAGGTTTTATTCTTAGGGATGTTGTGCTTTACTCTAAATTCTTCAATCTCATTCATTGTTTCTTCAGTACCGTCATACACTGGTTTGTAATGGTAGTCCGAATGGTATGCAAGGGTCTTCTCAATTGCATCATCATTTAAACGTAGCTTATTATGCTGATCGATCATCTTCTGGTCGACCAGTTTACCCATTGGAGTAGTAACATCAAGCTTAGGCACACTATTACTAAACTTAGGTGATAGGGAAATAAGACCAATTGGATAATCCGTCTCGACAAAATGAGAACCTTCTGTTTCAATAGTTATAAATATTCCTCTTTGATTAGCAAAATGCGTTAATTCATTACATAGATCTGGCTGCATGGTAGGTGAACCTCCAGTCAACATCATTTCAGTAATGGTTGGATTCTCATCATAAATTTTAATGATGTCGTTAAATGTAATATGCCCTTTCTCAGGGTGTATACTGCTATACCAACTATCACACCATCCGCCTTCGCCAAACCAACATCTGTGAGTACATCCGGTTGTTCTGATAGCAACGGTAGGTCTTCCCTGCCTTGAACCTTCAGACTGGATGCAAGTATAAAGTTCGATGATGGGTAATTTTTTGTTGTAATCTAAAATACGACCTGGTTTTTTAATTTCTATTGACATAATATTTTTTATTAATATAGTTATTTTTTATTATAGATCCAACTTTTTATTTTGGTTCTTTCTCTTTAATGTTTCTGAGATTTTTTTCTTTTGCTCTTCAGACATTAGCTTACCTAAATTAGTACCGACCATGCCTTTTTTAGCTTCTGATATTCTCCTACCTACTTCAACTGGCATTTTTTTACCTTTGTTTGTTCCTCGAGAACCTTCTGCGTAAGCTTTTTTTAGACTTTCTGAGATTTTCTTTTTATGCTCTTCTGTTTTTTTATTTAAGCTTTCTTTTATTCTCTGGTATGTTTTTGCAGAAACTCTGTACCTACTTTGGTTGCTTGCTTCCATTGTTGCCATCATCCACAGAGCGTATTTCAGTTTTTGATTTGTTGGGTAAATTTCAGTAAGAAGTAAGTGGGCTAAGAAATGCTCTTTAGCTGTAAGCTTTACGAGGTTATCTGGATTATTAGTTCCGTGTAAGCATCTAGGTATTATATGATGTGTTTCAAAATACCCACTTATTTCTTCTCTAGTCTTAGCTTTCAGTACTAATTGATAATAAATTTTTTGATAGTCCATTTATTATAAATAGTAGTAAAAATAATTTACTAAGGGTCACACTAGATTTTAATTTCTACTGTCATAATTATCCTTCGTAAATTGCTGAATTGCGTCCATGTTCCATAAAGTCTACTCGAACTACTCTCACTCTGCCTTCTGTCTCTGTATGAATAAATTCCTGAAGCTTATTAAAGATATGCTCAGCAAATTTCTCTGCTCCTACTGCGGGTAGGATTCTTACTTGAGCTGCTCCTGCTCGATCCATTAACTTAAATGATTCAAGGAACGGATCATCTTCGGCAATAATCATAGTATGATCGAACATATAGTCCATCCATGCTTTTGGATTCATTCCGTCGATAGTTCCTTTAGCTCTCTTCATTCCTCCGAAATCCCATACCCAGTTCTTTTCGTCTAACTCTCCTTCAAACCATACTTTAAAAGATACTCCGTATCCATGAACGTACTTACAATGAGTTCCCTCTGCTTTCCATTGACGGAATACGCAGCTGAATCCGTCAAATACTTTTGTTGATTGATATTTTCCCATAACTTAATATATGAACTTTATTTAATATAAGCAAGCCTTAAGCATTATTGTATGCGTTCATAACTGCTGTCGGAGTTTGAACTCCAACCATTCTGTTAACTACTTCACCGTCCTTAACAATGATTACTGTAGGTACATTACGTACTGAGTAAGCAGTAGCTAGGTCAGGTTGATCGTCAACATTAATTTTTTGTACTGGGATTGATTGTCCCATCTGTTCCATTACTGGTCCGAATTGCTTACAAGGACCGCACCAAGGTGCACTAAAATATAAAATTTTCTTCATACTAATTCTTCTATAATACCTATTAATTCTGATAAGATTAAAATAAATGCTCCAAGGCTGATGCTCCAGAATAGAGCAACGTAGCCGGAGATTCTAACAGCTGATTTTAAAAAGCTTACCAGCTGGTGTAGTTTAGGGTCTGGTTGGTTCATAGTTCTAATAATTCTGTTCCTGGGTTTGATACTAATACTCGTGATGTATTTTCTTTGTGTAGAGCTTTTCCTGCAGCCCAGTTGTGAGTCCAGATCAGAGAGCCTTGTACCATACCGGCATAAGCTTCTCCGTCTTTATTTACTATTAGGTAATACTTATCCTTCATGCTTACTCAAAACGTTTTTAACATGTTCAACTACTTGCTCCCAAGTTACCGGTCCGCCTTCGTCAGCGTATTGAACTGGATCTTTTCTTTGTAGTTTAATGAATGCTTCTACTCTCTCTACTGAGGATGCTGACTTGTAATCAGAGTACCACCTACCGTTGATCTGGATTGGCTTATAAGAGGTGTTAGTCTTTTCATAAACAGAATCAAAGTCAATATGCATTTTATCGCAGCACTTCTCTCCATCTCTCAAGATTCCAAACTTGGTTGACTTTAGATAGGGAGTATAAAGGCTTACTTTATCTGCACCCCAGTTACCTGATTTAAATGCTTCAAAGTCTGCATCCCTAAATTCTTCCCGGCAGTCTGGATAAATAGCATGATCGCCAGAATGGATTCCCATTGCAATAACGCATTTAGTATTCTTCTGTTCTGAAACTGATAATGCAACTGCTTGAATGATTGAACTGAAGATTTTATTCCTATTCGGAACAACGGTTGCTTTCATATTCTCTTCAGCATAATGCCCTTCAGGAACATCAGCACCGCCTGTAACTAGAGTAGAGTTAAGCAATTGAGCTAAACCGTCAAGCTTAATTACTTGATATCTGATTACTGGATACCCTAAGGGGGTTACTTGGTGATTTAAATATTGAACTAGAGCTTTTGCTCTTTCGAGTTCAACTTTATGTTTCTGACCGTAGTCAAAGGATAGTGCTGTAACTTCGTAGCCATCGGCAAGTAGACGTAGTAACAGTGTTGAGGAATCCATCCCCCCGGATAAGCTAAGCACTGCTTGTTTATTCATAATTTTGTTTTGTTAGCTAATTTACGTAATTTTTCTAAATTATTCAAGTTTATTCGAAAACGATTTTCCCAAATAGCATCTAATACTTTCTTAATTTCAGCTTCATAAGCTGAATTAATGTCTATTTTTTGCATAGCTTAAAGAAGTAAGTCGTCTGGTTCGTTGTAAAGAATCTTTGTGCTTGGCGTAGCTCCTGTGTCAAAATATGCTTCTAGCCAATATACAGGGTACATTTTAATTTCTCCTTTGTATTGTCTGTTAGAAACATTTTTTGTTTGTACCACAATTCCTTCTACGAGAGCTGCTTTAGCTACTTCCAATCCTAATTCACGACCAGCAGCTTTGCCTAAAAAGTCGAAGAGTGATTTGAATTCCATACTACTGCTCATCGTCATTGTCCTCCGGGCCTTCATTAAGAGTGTCTAAGTAGATGAGACCTGATATTACAGCAGAAATTCCATGCCCGAATGCAATCCAAGCGGTTCCTACCCACACTCCTAGAATCATTCCGAGAATGTTAGCGACTAAAGAGAAAAGAGCGAATCCTTTCCATAATTTTTTTTGTGTAACCTTATTCATTATTTTGTTTTTAATTTTCTTTTCTTTTTTTCCTTTAAAGAATCTAAATACTCTTTTGAATATTTGTGATCTACGCGGTAAGGTCCGCTGGTAGATACGCTCTTGTCATAATACCAAGTAGATACTATCCCTGTTTCATTAACATACTCCCGAACGTATTTGTCCAAAGGAGCCGGAGGTGGTTTAGGAACGTATGCCATAACTTTTATTATACTTAAAGATACGAACTATTAGTTACAAAAGCAACTAAAAAATTTCGTAGATTGTATTTGCTTCTTTTTCAGTAACCTTACTTATCAACCTCCACCATGGATTGTTTGACAGTGACTTTGGAATTTTGGTTGACCCGTAATTCTTTTTCTTGGTGTTTTTTCTTTGACGATGTATTTTCATAGATCTTTAAATTTAATTTATCTATAATACATAGTGCCATCTTTTTATGCCCTGTAGCGGTCATATGACATAAAAAGTCTCCACAATCAGTTCTTGAAATGCAGTGTGTCTCAATGACTACTGCTCCTTTAATAGAATCAATAAGATACTGTTGGAACTTAGCATAACGTTGAGGATAACCTTTATATACATCCCTTCCCTTAATGTTAATACAAGTCACCGGATCAAATCCGGTAATAACAATTGGAGTTACTCCGTGTCGGTTGCACATATTAACAATTGCCTGAATATTCTTAACTGATTTCATAGGCGGTCTGTTACCGGCCATATCATTAGCACCTCCGTAGATGAAGCAGTAATCAAAGTACTCAGTCACTTTTGCTCTTGCCTGTTCAACCATCCATGCTGTTTGCTTCCCGCCAACGGCAGTATTCAAATAAGTCATCTTAGTCTTCTTACAGAGCTGATGCTGCCATCCGTAGTCAGCTGCCGAGTGTGAATCACCAATAAACAAAGCCTTCTTTCCTTTAACTGAAAGGACTGTGTCTTGTTTGATTGTATCCTGCTTGATAGTATCTACTTGAGGTAATTCACCCCAGGCTAAAGGATCTCTAACGGCAGGTTTTGATTCTACTACCACCCATCCCACTACCAGGCTCAAGGCTACTAATACAAGTGCGTCTTTAACTGTCATTTTTTAATCTTGATTAAGTATCCTTCCGGAACTGATTTAAATTCTTCAGCAATCATTCCTTTAAATGATTCGTCAAACATTCCCATATCATATCCTGAATGTAGATAAGGTCCGCCTGAAGGATCGATCATATCGATTTTAGTAGTATCTGAATAGACTAAACCTCGGTATTTTTTAGATAGTGGAGTTGATTCAAATGTTTTCTTATCGTATTCGTGAACGGCTTCTTTAAACTTACCTAGAGTCATTTGTTTATCAGTATCAACATCAGCACAATAGGCTTCATAAGCTCTATTATAAACGTTAGGCCACCCGCATCGCATCCATTTAAACTCTCCTTCAAACAGAATATCTCCTTCGTCAGTTTTACTAAACGTATAGATGTCCCGGTACCGGTTTTCAAATTCTATTTTACTTTTCATCTTTATTGTATTCCTCCCAGTTACTGAATTTAAGACCCCACATTAAGCTGCACATAGCCATTTCGCGTTCGGCTACTTTAGCATATAGCTTAAGTTCCTTCATAAGGTATTTCTTACCCCATGCTTTCCATTCTTCACTCTGCTCAACAGTCATAGTCCATTGAGCATACCAATCGTCTTTTCGGTCCTTGATATCCTCGTAAGTGACTTCGTGACCGGCTACTTCAAACATCTTGTTGATTAGCTCAACAACTGCTTTATTCCATTTCTCTTCTCTACTTAATCGTTTTACCATATCCTTAATATACGAATAATCTTTCAGAATTCCAACTCAATCCCACCATTCTTCAATCCTATCGTTCATTATTTTGAACAATAAACGTTTGGCTTTATTATGCTGTGCTTGTATTCTATAATACATTTCACCAGTCATAGGTTTAGTATCATAATATTCAGCATAATAATCCTCGTTTTGTATTTTATTGATTAGTCTAACACAGGTCATCATTAATTCAGCATCACGTTGGGCGCCATTATGAAAACCAACATGGGCTAAGTGTTTAGCCTGTTTCTCTAATTTAAATTTTAATACCTGAAAAATATAATGATGATCCCAGTCTCTATCTTTCCAAATGACCCAAAACCATTTATACAAGTTTTTAACTCCATACTTAGTATATTTGTACTGGTAGGGTAGTTCCCATCTTACCCACCTGTAGAGTTTCCAGTACCATTGATCGTATTCTTCGTTCATAACTTAAATAATTCGTATACGCTGTTCCTTGTATTAAACTTAAGATACGAACCATCCTCTGAAGATTCAACTATTTCTGTAATATCTGTTGTCATCCAAGTAAAGAAATCATTAAACGGAGACATAAGTAATGATCGTCCTATTGCCGGTTCAGTACAGTCTTGCTTAACTCTACCTTCCTCGTTCCATTCCAACCATTTTATATCCCTGGATTGATTAACTAAGCCATCACGTTCACGAACTAATTTCCAGTTAAATTCGTTTTCAATTACTCTTTGCTCAACAGCAATTTTAAATACATTATCCTCAGTTAGGATCATCGGTATTTTTGTTTGTTTAATCTTACTCATCTGATTTGTGTTTAAGTATAAATTTAATACATCCTTTGTAAATTAGCAACTTACATATCCACTTAGGTAGCCAACCTGCCATGTAAGGTTCTGTTTTAGTTAGAACATAGAAGTGATTTCCAAACTCAATAGTAGCCAATTCACCTCTTGCTCTAAAGTAGAAGGGTTGCTTTAAGAACCAACCTTCTGCCTGTACCGGGCAATTACCTGACGGTTTATATTTCCATTTAATCATTCTAGAGTAAATTTACTATTTAGACCTTCCTTTATTCTTGCTAATTCTAACTTATCACTCATCTCTTCATAGATCTCATCAAAACCTTCCCCACTCTCTTTTGAGAGTTTGTATTGCTCCTCAGTAAGTTCTACTTCGTAGATGCGTTCAGTTCTTTCTATTTTAATTAATTTAGGCATAATTTTAGTTTTGTATTTCTATTTAATTATTGCTTATTTATTTTTCTTAGTTCAAAAACTATTTGCCATAAAGGTAAAGCTATTAGTAGTGCTGCTAACATTATCATTGCTCACCTCCTCCGTAGGTTTCGTTGTAGTATTGTTCTGCCCATGTATCGCCAGGTCCAGGTCCTGCGTACAATAAAGTATTAGCGGCATCAATGATTTGTTGTTTCTCCATTTCTTTGGCTTGTTCTTTCCATTCAGAAGGTATTGAATAACCTGCAAAAAGGAATCTGTCATACAACCACTCCACTGCCGTTTGTTGTTTATTGTTTGTCATTGCTCGCTAATTTTGATTGCAAAAATTCAATTAGTTGTTTCAATTCGTCTTGGTTTAAGAATAATGTTTCTATACCTAAAAATGCACATTCAATTCCAACATCCCCGTCTGGATAACCTTTTATACTCCATTGGGAAAGTTCTTGTTGAATGTCAATCCTATCCCATTGTGGGTTTTCTTGGTACTTGATGTATTTAAATCTTTGTTTATTGTTTTCCATTCTTTTATCGTTTAAAAATTTGTTTAGTGTTTCAGTTGTTTCATTGCTTAATGCTTCATCAAGTTTGTTTTCAAGTTTGTTTAAGTCAAGGCTCATTGCTCACCTCCTCCGTAGGTTTGTTGGTAGTATTGTTCGCCCGAAACACATTGTAAATTGTTCACTCCTTTCATTTTGATTCCGTGAGCCCATATAATTTCACTCTTATGCATTGCCATATGCTCCTCTAATATAGCATACCAAATGAATTTATCCTTTGGTGTATCCCATAACTTGTGGAATAACTGTTCTATTGATGTTTGTTTATTGTTGCTCATTTATTATGCCTTTTTTCAATACAGCTTTAATTTTCCACATATACTCTCTATAAAGCATATAACTGTGTCTTGCTTGTTGACCGCCCTTTACATTGTGTAAATCTGAAATCATGTCGTCCATTAATCTAGATAAGAAATCTAAATCCTCAAACACATTTTTTAATGTATTTTCATCCATGTTTACTGTTTTCATATTATTGCTCATTATTTTTATAAATTACAATACCCCATTTTAACCAACCTATTACAATAACACCATTCCCAAATCTTTCCCTAAAAGATTGTTTGTAGTAATAAATTGTAGGAAGTATTTCTACTATATTTTCAAAATACTCAAACCTAATTTTAATTTTACTGTTACTCATTGCTGTTAAATACTTTAGGAAGTTCATCTAATGTCATTCTACTATTATCGGCTTGCATTTTATACAATTCATCTTGTACTTTATCATAGATATTTATTCTACTCATAATCCTAGGATCATTTGATTCTACTGATATAAATTCTAATGTTAGAATAAGTCGTTTAACACCTATTAAAGCACATTGTATTGCTTCTTTATAACGTCTATCACAGCTCATAAGCCCATGATTTAATGAACCATTATTAGGCAGTGCGTAATAATATTCATGAATAATTTCTAGTGCTACTCTTCTATATTGATCTATTTCCATATTACCATTGACTTAAAGTGTAGATTAATTTAGCAACATCACTTGCTGTTTGACGAGGCATAACATCACTTCCATCTACAATCTCAAACCATCTCTCTCCATCAGTCATCAACCAATTCCCTTGATTATCCCAAGCAGCTACTTCTGCTGTTGTTTCACCAGCATCACTGTAGGTGTGCTTGCCGAACTGAACGCTAATAGTACATCCGTTTTCGAAGGTCATTTGGAAGCCCTTATTGTAGCCTCTCTCAACCATTGTCTTAAATGCTTTATCTTTCATAACTTTTATTTATACTAATATACGAAAAAAGGCTCACATAAGCAAGCCTTTCCTCAAATTAATCCATGTCTTTTTCTGTAGAAGACCTAGTTTGTTTCTTTTCTAATTCTTCTAATTGCCTTTCTAAACGATCAATACTACCCCAGATAATACTTGCTTTAGGATCTAGTCTCATAATATCAGCTACTAACTCTTCCTGCCTGCCTCTGCTATAAAACCCACTTTCAATATCATCAGCTAGATCTTGCAAATGTTTAGGTGCATGAATAGAGATACGTAGGTCATAGTCTTGCCATTTAGTCTTCCAATCTACAAAAGCAATACCTTTAGTTAGCTTGCGTAGTAAGTTATGCAAAGTCCAGTTACGAACTCTTACAATAGATTTATCACTACCAAACACATGTAAGAAGCGTAAAAACCATCTTGGGCAGAATTTAGGCTTAGCTTCATAGTCCATAGCGAGTACTAGAGGATAAAGAGCATTAAAGTAATCACCTCCTTCATCCCATATTTGTGTTCCTAAATACCCATACTTCTCAAATCCTTTAGGAAAGAATATGAAACGGAAATCATCTAACTCTATGTTACGAGTATAAATCCTTCCTTTACTGCGTCCTCTCCAAAATAATATACTATACTTGATATTATCTAAACGCTCTTTAAGCGTTGGTGGTTTGTAAAATTTACTATTTTTATCTATTTTGCTCATAATTATCTTCCGTAAAAAGTTCCGTAGAACCAGTTTGACCAACTGCGTTTCATTTTAGTTACTTTGATATCTACCCGTCGTTTTGCACAAGTAATCATATAAGTCTTTGGCTTTCCTTCTAAGCTTCTAGTATACTGCTTTAAAGCTTTGCCAAAATCTATCTTATAGATACTAAACAGGAACCAGAATAGTTTCTGCTGATGATAGTCGTCAAAGATCCATCGACCGCTCTTGTAAGTAGCTAATTTGCTGTTAGTAGTTGAACCTTCATGCCCGCTGAATAGTTCAAAATGATCTCGTTGAGGTTTAAAAACCAGGTACTCGGTTTCGCTTAAATTGTAAATGAATGTATTTTCCATAACTTTTATTTCTTATATCGATTTTCAAAAGAGTATTTTTGAACTGCTGCCACAATAAGGGCGATTAATCCGTAGAGGAATAGTACTGCTAAATATTTCATAACTTATTTTTTTTATCTTATACTTAAGATACGAACAATAATTCAATAAAGCAACTATTAGTAAACTTTTCCTAAATCATCAGTCTTAGCTCGATTAGAAGCTTCCTGTATCTTTGATCTCTTACCCCAGGCTGAAAGATGCTTATCGTTTTCGATAGTTTCAATTTGGGTCTGTAGAGGGGGTTTCTGTTCTCCGGTGTAAACTTCGTAAGGTTCTTTTTCTTCATCTTCGATTTTCCAATCATCCTCCTCTTCTTTAACTAAGGGTGCGTCTAACCATTCCTTATCTTCTTCAGTTAATTTAGGAGTAGGCTGTTCTTCCTTCTTTGTAAAAGCAAAGTTAGCAGCAATCACCAAAGCAATCGCCAATGGATCAAATACAAAAATAATAACCAGTAAGAACCAGTTGATGATTTTATCCATGGGCTGTCCTGTAAGCCCGGAAAGGTATTTCAAAGGACCTAACTCAGAAGAAACTGTTGAGTTTGTTTTAACTTCTAAAATTTTATTCTCTAATGAGAAGATAGAATCATTAACTCTATCGAGTTTACTGGAAAGTTTCTCGTCTGAATTAGATGCTGATTCGATTTGTTTGATGCTTGCATTATTGGACCTAACTACTAAGTTACCTTTTTTGTCTGTGAATTGAGTTGTTGATCCTTTAGATAAACTCTCTTTTAATCCGGCTAAAGATTGTTTCTCTTTGTAGATTCCTTCTTGGGTCTGCTGATAAAGTTTCTTCTTAGTTTCAAGAGCAAGGATCTGCTGGTCGACAATGGTTGCTTTATTTGCTGTCTCTTGATAGGCTGATGATAAGAATCCGTAAATACCTGCCGAGGTGATCAGGATTAACACAAAGGCTGCAATTGTTAGATAGGTTCTTAGTACCTTATTTAATTCAGACCAGTATTGATATAGGAGTGAAGCAGTAACTAGTTTAGCTACTTCTAGTGATCCAGCCATGATTCCTACTGCCAAAGATGCTCCGGCAAATAATTTCATTATACCGGACACAGAATAGAATGCAGCTGAAGCTGAAACTGCTAGAGCTGAGAATGCAATAATATATGGAAACAGTTTTTTACCCATACTCTTAATGTATGTAATAAATAACTAAAGGGCAAGTTATTCTGATTTATGTTTATCGATCTTATCTAGGATCGCTGTCAAAGCTTCATTCTTAATGAAGCCGGCCTGTGCTGCATTCTTTAATGCACTGATTACCTGAAATACTATTAATGGGATTAGAATCGTTTCTGATAACCAGGATGTTCCTTTGAATCCAGCTTCAACCATTATTAAGGCCGTCAAGGTTATGATCCAGGCAGTTAATGTTTTTAAGATTCTAACTGCTTTGTAAGTCTTAAAGCCTTCTCTTTTAGTTCCGGCAATGATACCGAAAAAACCATCCATGAAGATTACTGCAACAACGGCAAGGTACTGCTCTGAGTTTTCCATTGCTAGGTTAAAAAAGTAGCTGCAAATGAATGCAAATGCTGCTGATGTTGCAAGAATCGTCGTCTTCATATTATCCTATAAAATCATCTAAGTGGTCTGGAATGCCGTCACCGTCAACGTCGCATATTTCAACGTATCCGAATGCTTTCATAAAACTAGCCACTCTCTCTTTTAGATCATTGTCTGTATCTTCAAACCAATCTTCTTTTAGATTGTCATGATCTAAGATAGCAATCAGTGCGCTATAAATTTTATCAACATTCTCAACCAGGTAGATGTCGGATGCCATAAAGTCTAAGCTAAAAGCATAATCATCAATCTGTGGAATTTTAGTTAAAGAATCAATTTTACCAATCTTCTTTTCTTTTAAAGGCATTTCTTTGCCGAACTTATGAACGTATTCGCCCACGTAGATGTAACCCTGTCCTTCTGGTAATGTAAATTCGCTCATCTTATTTTAGTAAATTGTAATACTCTTTGAAATGTTTAATTCTGTCAGCAAGTCCAATT